TGGTGGTCGAAAATCGGTTGTCGCAGCTACACTTGCGGACCTCGAGGCCAGTCGAATCGTGGCTTTTGACAAGGGTCCGAGGAACGCAAAACTGTACCGTCCGACAGGGCTTTTATAGGCGTTTGACCTGTTCCCACGACCTGTTCCCGACCTGTTCCGCCCTTAAGGATAAAGAAACGGGAACAGGTGGGGAAAATCCCCCCTTTGGAAACCCCCCTGCCAGCATGTTTGAATGATGCTGGCTTAGGGGTATGAGTTGAAACTGTTCCTGCGGGCCGGGCGCTTACGCTGGCCCACGGAACAGCATCAACTTCTTCTTGACAGGATGGTTTGATGTTTGGTATCGTTGACATGTTGGTGGTGGTAATAACCTTTGGATTGGTACATTGAGACCATCACCAACATCAAATGAGTGGCCGTATGGCCAAAGGAGTATGAGAGTATGGGTTTCTTTTCTTCCGCCACGTTCAACGATGGCTCCGCGCAGTTCGAAGCAGCTGCAGCAGGCGCTTATGTCTGCCGTCTCGCAAACGTCGAATCAATCGACCGACCATCCTACGATGATCCGAATGTGATGGTTCCGAACTTCCGTTTTACGTTCGAGACCACTGAGTATGGCGACACCAACGGTAACGCCTTCCGCTTCGTGAAGTTCACCCGCCAGGGATACGGCAACGACAAGCAAGCACTGACCATCCTGCTCGATGGCATGCTCGGACGCCGTCTCACACAGGCCGAGTTTCACGCACTTGACATTGACACGCTCATGTCGAAGGAGTGGATGGTTGCAGTCGACGCGAAGCTCAACACGCGTGGCTACATGACGAATGCCATTGTGAGTGTTTCTCCGGTCACAGCCAAGAAGAAACTCACGAAGATTGCACAGCCAACCATCAAGACTGATGACATCGAAGACCCCTTCGGTGAGGATGCCAGCGAGTAACCAAGTCTCCCGGTTGCCGACACTCGCTGACAGCCAGGCACACTCTTACGCATGGGGTGTGCCTGGTGTTTTTACTTTGAAGGGGAAATCAAAGTGGCTAAGTATCCAACAATCGAGGAGCGGGCAATGCTCCTCATGAAAATCAAAGAACTAAGAGATGCTGGCAACAGCATCAGCCGAACCGCTCAGATCATGAAGATGACACGCGGAACCGTCCAGAGATGGATAAGTGAGGGACAACCCGAGAGGGAAGTGAAGAAGATGGATCCTTACATCTCCTTCGATGAGAAAACCGCAATCGTGATCAAATGGGCTGAACTCATTGCAAGCGGTGCGAGCAGAACTAAAGCAGCTGAGACAGTCGGTTATCCGACAATGATGCTTAATCGATGGCTTATGAGTGAACCCGCACTGCGTGTCGAGTTCCAGGAATGTGTCGGCAAGCAACAAAACAATTGGGGTGGCCGGAAGAGTTTTGAACAAATCCTTCAACCGATTCGTGATGGCAAAGCGGTACAGCGTGATGGTGCCAGATGGAAGGTGCAGCTCGTAGATAGTGCGCTGATGCGCTACGAACTCGATGGCGCGAATACATGGCGCTGTAAGGGATTCGCCACGTTCAGTGGTCCTGATGTCCTGGCTAAAGATTGGACAATAATCGATGAAATTTGAAGAAGTAATACAGCCATTGATGCATGGCAAACCAATCACTCGCGCATCGTGGGACCATGAGTTATACATTCGGTATGCCGACATTTTCGAGGCATTCGTGATGCATACTGGCGATGAGTCAAAGACCTTACAAGGCCTTACACTGGATCCTGAATCAATGTTCGCAGATGACTGGATGCATGGTGAGTTCCATCCTGTAAAGGACGAAATCAAATGGACACAGACAAAGTCGTAAGGAGCATCATGGCGAAGCCATGGGCCAATACGTACAGTTTACTCAAAGCAATCGGGGCATCGAGTCAAGTCATCGACGAGACATGGCGCGACTACCGTCGCAAGTACATGCGCTCACAGCGATGGCAAGACATCCGCACCAAAGCACTCGAACGCAGCTGTAGGACATGTGAGCAGTGTGGCCGTCGACAGGACGACGGCTACAAACTCGATGTCCATCATGTGACGTACATTCGCCTCGGCGGTGAGCTAATGGAAGACGTCCAGGTGCTGTGCTACATGTGCCACGGACAAATGCACTACAGGCGCAAAGTGCGTCAGGATGCGCCAGAATAGACACATGGCACGAGGTAACACTACAGATCCGGAGATTCTTGCACAGGTAGAATCAGCGCTCATCGCCGGTCAAAGTCCATCTGTTATTGCACGGTCGTGTGGTCTACCACGCACGACCATCATTTCCATCAGGGACAGAATGAAGGCTCCTGTCGAAGGTAGTCGACACGATATCAGCTCGACGATACTGCCGACAAAGTCCCTTGATGACCTTCTGACCTCGGTACTCGAGGACAGCCTGAAGGCGCTCCAGGCTATAGCACGAACGGCGCAAAGTGAGAGGTACATCAATGGTCAATCAGCTGCCCAAATTGCAGCTCTCCATGAGCGCATTGCGAACTTCTCGATTCAACTTCTCTCCGCCGCAGCAGAACCAGCCGAAGACCAAAACTAGCGCACAAACATCGACCTGTTATCTCGACTACCTTCGAGACACGCTACCAGCTGGATGGTCATACACTGCGCGTCATCTCATCGCCATCGCTTCGCACCTGGACGCAGTCGAGCGTGGTGAGATTGACCGACTCGCGATTCACATGCCACCACGTCACGGGAAGACCGAAACAGTTACCGTTCGTTATGGCGCCTATTGCATCGAGCGTGACCCGGGCGCGAACGTGTTGGTCACTGCTTACAACGAACGCATCGCGAGACGATTCTCGAGGAAGTCACGACAGATCGTAGCGTCCAGGACAAAGCTCTCGAAGGACAACGCAGCACAGGACGAATGGTCAATGCCTGAAGGCGGAACCTTTATGGCGCGTGGTGTTGGCTCTCCTCCGACTGGTGTGGGTTTCCGGCGTATCATCATCGATGACCCGATCAGGAGTCGCGAGGATGCCGAATCCGCGCTGTTCCGCGACAAAGCGTGGGACTGGTACACGGATGACCTTTACACGCGCCTTGAACCTAAGGGCGCTCTCATCATCGTCTCGACACGCTGGCACCATGATGACATCACCGCTCGCGCAATCTCATCGGAGCCTCATCGATGGACAGTCCTAAATCTGCCGGCCATTGCCGAGGAGTCTGACCAGATCGGTCGAATGCCTGGCGAAGCTTTGTGGCCAGAACGGTACGACGTGAAGGAACTCGGACGCATCAAGGAGGTCATGGTTGCCAACAGTGGAGACTATGGCTGGAGTGCTTTGTACCAGCAACATCCGACGCCACGTGAAGGAAGTTTCTTCAAGACCGAACGTCTGGTCATCGAGCAGGCGACACCGAACATTGCGAAGATGTCTCGCGCCTGGGACCTCGCAGCCACAGCGGGGAGTGGAGACTATACTGTCGGCGTGAAGATGGGCCGTGATACTGATGGTCGTATCTGGATTCTCGATGTCGTGCGAGGGCAGTATGATACTGACCAGCGGGATAAGATTATCCAGCAGACAGCTGCACTTGATGGCAGATCAGTGAGAGTAAGACTGCCACAGGACCCCGGGCAGGCTGGTAAAAGTCAAGCGATGCACATGCTCAGACTCCTGCATGGCAGTTCGGTCAGTATCAAGCCAGTGACTGGTGCGAAGGATGTTCGAGCGGAACCGTTCGCATCGCAGGTCGCTGGTGGAAACGTGTACATGGTCACAGCTTCGTGGAACCGCGAACTGCTTGATGAACTTCGCGTGTTTCCGCTCGGCAAAAACGACGACATCGTGGACGCATTGACTGATGCATATGACGAGCTGGTGAGCCGTGTGGGTGGATGGGGTGCAGTCTGATTGATGATAAGGACACAATACAAGTATGGGACTCTTTGACCGCTTTCTCGGAAAAGCAACAGCCTCACCTTCTGCACTGCTTCCGCCTCCGCTGATTCAGCGACAGACGTCCTATTTCACCGGTACAGGAAACGGCGATTTCTGGTCCCTGCTGACACGCAACCTGCCGGGCTCAAACTACAACTGGCGCAACCAGGCTGGCGACCTGATGCTCAACAGCATCGTGGCCATCGGCATGGACTGGTACATCCGCAACTGGTCGCAGGGTGTTCCTGTTGTTCGACGTCCGATGGCTGATGGACAGGTCGAGAATGTCTCAGACCACCCTGTCATACAGCTGCTCTCACAACCGACGCCGAATGTACCGCCTTCATTGGTGTGGTCGTGGATTATCCCTGACTATCAACTCCTTGGAAATGCTTACTTCCGCAAAGTCCGCGTGTCTGGTCGTGTCGTTGGTCTTCAATACTTAGCAGCTGACATGGTGCGTCCTGTTGGCAACAAGGTGAATCCTCTACTGTATTACCAGTACACGGTTGATGGCACGTCCTATAACGTCGCGCTCGAGGACATGATTCACATCCGATACGGTCGAGATCCGCAAGATTCGCGATTTGGTCGCTCTCCTGTGACATCTGTTCTTCGCGAGATCGCGACAGACAATGTCGCTGCATCAGCCGCATTCGGCATGGTGCGTCACGGTGGCATGCCATCGATGATGGTTGGACCAGACTACAAGGGCGGTGTCGAAGACCTAAGCGAAGACGATGCACGTCAGACGAAGGCGAAACTACAGCAGGACTTCACAGGTGATTCCGCTGGTTCTGTCCTGGTAATGACTGGGCCATTCAAAGTCGAGAAGGTCAGCCACAAACCGAGTGAGATGGCGTTCGATGAGATTCGTCGCAAACCGGAGGAGCGTGTCTGTGCTGCCATCGGTCTCAATCCTTTGGTCCTTCAGCTTGGTAGTGGTCTCGAGAGAGCCACGTACAGCAACCTCGAGCAAGCGACCAGAAGTGCATGGACCGACGGAATGATTCCACTCATGCGTCAGATGGCCGAAGCTTTGACCATCGCACTCCTTCCAGACTACGAAGAAACTCAGCCTGGCGATTACTTAGAGTTCGATGTGACGAATGTTCCTGCGCTTCAGGCTGACTTGAACGAGGACGCTGAACGCGCTGAGAGATTGTATAAGGCTGGCATCGTTGACCTCGCAACCGCGAAGCGTGTCGCAGGCGTGGCGCCTTCGGATGACGACGAAGGTTATTATCATCCGACTGCTGTTCCAGTCTCGAAGGATGGTCAGGAAGTTCTAGTTCCTGCGCCTGTTCAGACTGTGGCCAAAGCGTACGCGCAAGAAGAAACGACGAATGAGCCAGGACTGAAGTTCTTTCCTTCCAAAGAGATGAAGGAGGAAGCACAACGCGCCATTGAGTGGCGTGATGCTGGTCACGATGGTGGAACCGCTGTCGCATGGGCGAGAGCAAACCAGATCATCAACGGTGAGAAGTTGTCCGAGTCAACTGTCCTTCGCATGTATTCGTTTTTCCGACGTCACGAAGTAGACAAGCAGGCGCAAGGATTCCGACCAGGCGAGGAAGGTTATCCATCCGCTGGTCGTGTGGCATGGGCTGCATGGGGTGGCGATGCTGGATATCGCTGGGCTACAGCTGCGCGTAAAGAGATTCTCAAGAAGATGGCACCGAAGGAAAACGGGAAGTCATATCATCCGTACTATGGTTACGAGCTGACAGACGCCGATGCCTGACATCTATCAAGTCAATGAGTCGTATCGGAATAAACTCCGATATCGTGAGAATGTCGCACTCGCGGAGATGCGCCGGACATACGGTGTTCTCCAGGCTGACAACCTTCAGCGCCTCGAAGCGGTGACAACCGCCATCGAGGAAGCACAGGCAGCAGGTGAGGACATCAGTGGCCTCAGCGAGTACATGCTCCGCCTCGAGGCACTCAACACTCAGATGGCCGAGCAGGTCACGCGCTGGGCGCCACAGGCGACCGACATCGCGACAGGTGGACAACGACGTGCGATTCAGTTGTCGCTTGATATCCAGGAGGACCTTGTGCGAGCAGTCGCCGGTATTCCTGATTCGGTCTCGCTCACTGCTGATCTGATGTGGAATCGATTACCAGTTGAGGCCATAACGAACGTGGTCGGCTTCGCCGCTGACGGCTCACCGCTTGGTCTGTTGTTTGATGCCATCGGACCTTTCGCGGC